GTCCATGCCTTGCGTGAAACATTCCGTGCCGACGTGGCAGCCGTCCGGCAATTCAATCGTCATCATCTGGTGGCCGTCCAGCGCTACCAGCTTGTCAGCCTCGATCAGCACGCCACACAAATAATTGCGGGTCTGTTCGGTGCCGATGCACTGGAACGCTGCGCGCAGGTCATCGGCGGGCAGGAAAAACGTCGTTGGGGTCAGTGCGGGTGTGATAGTTTTCATTTGGTTTGCTCCGGTTGGTGGTGGGCGGGGCTGTTAAGCCGCCGCCATGAAGATACGGGCTTCTTGGCGGGTTCCAAAGCAACGCAACCGGGCACCAAACTCATCCATGTCGCCGCCATCTTTGCGCCTAACGATCCATGCGCCTGTGTACTTGCAGTGTTCCATTGTCATTGTTTCGGTCCCTTGTTTTCTTCTATCCCTACACTACGGTTATCGGCTGACCATAGCAAGCCCTTATTTCGGATATTACAAAATAATAATCACGGCGTCAGACTGGAGAAATGCTCAAACACTGCGTATTGCGTCCGGCGGATTGCGGCCATCAGGTCCCCGTCTGTGGCCGCATCCTCATGAGCGTGGCACTCACTGCACCCATGATACGCCCAGAAATCATGCGGCTTCTGATTGGCACCCGCGTCCGCCCTGCGCCGGACATGGCAAAGAACCGTTGTTGCGTTGTCGCCATTGCACCACGGCCCTTGCATCTGGCACGGCTGGCCCCTTGCGAAGTCGCGCAGCGCCTTGGATACAAACATTTTGCCAGGCTCGCACACGTCCTTGGCCTTGGTTGCCCGCTTCATCTGCTTGCGGGGTTCCTTGGGTGGTGTCTGGCCTTTCCGGTATGCTGGGCGTCCTGTGTTTATCTGGCTCATCTGTTGCCCTCCGGGTCTGTCATGTGGATGCCTTGCGGCAAATACTTGGCCCGCATGGCGTCGCCCATCTGGCTAAGTTGTTTGGTGGTCATTACCGATGTTACAGACACATAATCCATTGCGGCTATCTTTTCCTCCAATGTCAGGTCTTTAAGGTGCTTGAGAAATGCGCAGAACAACGGATCGTCGGCCATTAGGATCGGGCAACCTTGGTAAAACTTGCACTCGCGCTTAACCTGATCGATTGCGCTATGTGTCTGCTTGGCAATATCTGCAAACCAGCGGTGTACTAGCGCGTTTTGGTCGTTGGTGCGGATCTTGCCCGCCCTGAATGTCAGGGTGAAAGGCGTTGGTAAGCCCTCCACCCATTCCGCCAAGCGCCCCGCCTGTTCGGGCGTTACGGCTGACCTAATCATTCAATGACCCAATGACCACATACTTGCCCGCGTCTTTGTCATAGTGCAGGTGCAGTGAGGTTGCGCGGGCGTGCAGGTGCTGGCTTGCGGCTGGCTTGTTGAGCGCCTTTACCTCGGCAATCAGGGCGTTGATGTCGTCAACCGTTTGCGCCTCGTTTACCTTTTCTTGCGTCGTCTTGCGTCGCTCGACCTGCCGCTTGTCTGCGTCTTTTTCATACAGAGCAAGCCCGAACGTGTTGCCAAAGGTCCGCAATGCCCGCTTAAGCGCGTCGGTCTCGGCTTCTTTAACCGCGCTTTCGATCACGTCGCCTTCGTTCTCAGGCTTACCGTTGCCAACCCCTACGGCAAGCCCCTCACGTATCACACCGGCCACATTTACCCGCACAGCGCATAGATACGAGCAACGCACTTGCTGCTTGGTTTCTCCGCCGTATGTCAGATCAACGATTGCGCGGTGTGACATTTCAAGGCGCGTGACTTCATACGACCAGCCATCCTCGCCAAAGATGCGGTTGGCCTCGCGGATAACGTGCAGCCCGTCCACATACTCGCCAAACTTGCCTTTAGGTGGCGGCCTGATTGCGTCAGACGATAGCGGATTTTGAAGCTCAATCTTTGCCTGGTCCCAGTTCATTAGTAAGCCTCCTTTTCAGTCCAAGTCCGCACAATGGCGTCAGGGATGTCCGCATGTGTCTTGCGGGCGTATTCTGTTGCAAACACAGTCATTGCGGCTTTCATTGCGGCTTTGTCGTTGGTGACGATCCAGTTAACCAGCCCGCGCATGTCGCAAACCTCGTGCTTGGTAACGGTCCGCATTCCTTTTACTGTGTCTTTTTGCGCGGCGCTTGCTGCCTTCTTTGCCTCAAGTGCAGCGTGCCGTGCAGCGTCAGCGGCGCGGGCGTCTTCGATGTTGGCGGCGTTTGCCTTTGCTGCCAGCGCCTCGGCGGCGCGTTCTGCGTCGCGTGCGGCCTGCCATGCGGCTTGGCGTTCGGCTTCTTTTTGCGCGGCCAGCTTTGCTTTGAACGGGGCAACAACTGACACAAGCGCGGCCTGCAACCGGTCAGCGTCTTCGGTGTAGACTTTCACGTCAGCAACCGCAGCCTTCCAGACATCGTGCAGCGGTGCCGTGTGATCTTTGCCAGCTTTAACCAGTGCGCTACGGTAGGATTTTACGCCCTTGATGATTGCATCAACTGCCAGCATCGAAGGCTCGTCAGTTACCGCTTCGCCGTCAGCCCAGTTCAGGCCCTCGCTGATTACGTCGTCGTGTTCAGATGCGCAGACCTCCATTGGTGAAGGCGGGTTGTTGTGTCCCTGTGGGGCTAGATCGGTCATGTCGTTGCTCCTTCGCGCAGATCAAATTCAACGCCAACGGCTGTGAATGCGTCACGTAGCAGCGTTATCGCGTGCATTGGAATCACTGGCGTGTCGGGGTTGTCCAGGTCAGCATTGAATGCGTCTAGGACTGCGCTGAGGTATTCAATCGGGGTTGGGTGTGGTTGTGTCATGTCATGGGTTCCTTTACTAAGTGTTTTTTTCTATTTCATCTACGCCATGATTTAACTGATCCCTAACCCAGTTCACTTGCTCAACTGTTTGCAGTAGGTCGTCGTTGTAAATCGTGCTTACCCTAGCATCTTCAAATACCGTTATAGAGGCTATAGGCGCAGTGGCGGTGCCATCCATATTTGAAGCCTGGCCTTCGGATACCCATGCCAGCTTTCTTAGCATATGTGCGACGTGGCGATGCCAGTCTGCGTCAACGTCTTGCATGTCAACATTAGTGACACTCGCCCAAACTTGGAAGTTTTCGTCGTAAAACAAATCCAAACTTACAAAATGACAAGACCTAGAACGGTCTCGAATTGCTTTGGACTCAAAAAAATCAACTACATTACTCATGTCATGGCTCCTTTGATACGTTAAGGCAGGCGGGTGATTGTTACACCGTCGCCTGCCCTGTTGTTATACATCATCTTTCGGATTTGTCCAAGTGCTAATTTGCTTAGATAAGCATTACCGGAGCAAATGGAATTTCATCAGACCCTACCCCGTCAGCATATCCGCCGCCGCTTGGTTGCCCGCCCGATCCATAGCCGCCCTGGTCGCTGGACTGCCCGCCGCCCTCGGCCTTGCTTTGCAGCGTCACGTCATTGACGTTAACCGTCAGGTAGGTCTTGCCCTCGTGTTCGCGCTTGGACAACTCGCCGGAAACGGTGATCTTGCCGCCCTTCTGGATGTACTGCGCAACCTTTTCTCCGCGCTGGCCGAACCAATTGCAGTCAAACCAGATTGTCGTTTTCTTGTCGCCCCATCCGTCGTCTACTGCGACAGGCCAGCCCGTGACTTTGCTTTGACCTGCTTGGCGCACTTCTGCGTTCTTGCCGATGTTGCCTGCGATAACTATACTTTTCATCGTGCTGCCTCCTCATACATTTCGACCATTACATCCTCATGGGACACGTCGTCGCGGTTACGTTTAGCGCGGGCAATGACAAGGTTAAATGCCCTGAGATCGTGGCCGTTGCCTTTAATTTCGGCATTGAGTTCTTTGATGTTGTCGGCGGCGTCCTGCTTTTCAGCCTCAAGGCGCTGTCGGCGTTCGATGTATTGCTTGATCTCGGTCATTGTGTTGTCTCCTGTGTGGTGCGTGGTGATTTTTGAATCATGTAATTCCAGATGCGATACCCGCGAAAATCGTAGTTTTCCGTCGGGCGCTGGCACAAGGCACCGCGAACAGACGCGACACTGAACGCCGCACGCATGATGTATTCAGAGCATAGGCCAGATGGGCCGCGATAGTAGATCACGTTTGTGCCAGGCTTGGCGGCTTGCATTCCCCTGATAATATCGGGGCCTGCTTCTTTTTTCGAGTCTGTGACTTTGATTAGCTTATCCATACTGTAGTCCTTCATGGGCTCTGTTGGTTGTAAACGCGATTGCGTTCCAGTCGATGCACGCAACACATTCAATTGCGGCAACTTCCGCGCTTATATCATAATGCGCCACCCGTGAAAGCGAAGATGTTACCGTTGTGTGGTCCCTGCGAATGACGCGCCCGATTTGCGATTTGGACTCGTCCGTCCACTTGTCGGCAATGAAGCAATACACCTGGCGCGGTCGCACATCTTCGGGCAGGCGTGAGTAACCCTGCATAGCCTCTACGGTTGTCCCGTAGTAATCGGCTGTTGCTCCTGCGATGTCTTGGAGGTTCATTTGCCCTCTCCCATAATATTGTGGTCTGTAATCCAGCGCGGCGATAGGAGGACGTTCCACGGCAAACCTTCTGATTTAATAATGTCCATAACGTCGCTGGCGTGCATCCCCGCAAGCCTACAACCAATTGGCGTCAAATTAAACCACATCCCGCATCCGTCTGTTGATGCGAACAGCAGAAACTTGCGAATTGATTTCCACACTTCGTCTTCTGAGCGGGTGCGCAAGTTCATGTCTTTAGTGGGGATGGCGTAAGCGTGGCCTGTCATACCCTCACCAACACCGCGCTCTGCGCCGTATTCTTTCGCTGCAAATAACGCCGCGCCTTTTCCATGACGGCCCGCAAGGTTTGATTCAAATACAAAAACAGGTCTATTCATTTGCCATCTCCTACCTTGGGGAATGCTTTGCCTTTGTTAAACTCTGCCATGATAGCGTCGGCCCGTGCCTTCATATCCGCGTCAGGTGCAACTCGCTCGGCTACCTGCGCAGTGATCCGGCCCGCCGTTGGCATATTTAATCCAGCCTCGGCATTGCGCACGAACTTCATCTCAACCAGCACGCGCTCCACGATGTCGCCTTCAACAGGACGGCCCCGGCGTTTGGGGTTGTCGGATGACTTCCACCACCGGACGGCCCGATCAATCGCCCACTTCGGCAGGCCCTCAAACGCATACGACCAATCCTCGGCTTCCATCTTGCGGATACCTTGCGGCGTGTCCTTCTCAAAATACGGGTTCAGCAAAGAAGCAATCCGCGCCATGATCCACACCGGATCCGCAGGAGCTTTGAGAACAGGTATCAACTCAGCGGCCCTCGTTCTGGCGTCGTTGCATGTCAGCAGCGACGGAAGCAAATGCGTCAGCCGTTCCGCTACCAATGCCATGTCCGGTTCGCGCGTTTGGTTCTGTGCCGTTTGAATTGCGTGGGTCATAGTTGCCCTCCATGAGCTTTGTGAAATTTGATGCGTTTGTTAGAAAGTCAAAACTGGCCCTGAAAGTCCTGCTTGTCTGGCCAGTCAAGAACGGCGAAGCCTCTGCTTTGGAAAGCGCAACATTCCAGCCCTCCGATCCACCCGCCTCCTTGAGCCTTGCTGAAATTGCTGCGCGACGGGCCGGGGATAGCTTCTGCACTACAGGCCAGCCAACCCGCGATGCCGTGACGTTGTAGGCTGAGACAGCAATAGCAACATCATCAATCGCAGGGGGCGAAACTGACAAGGATACGTTAGTATCCTCTTTCTTGTATGGTTCTGGTTCTGGTTCTGGTTGCTTGGGCTTTGCTTGAGCATTGCTAGAAGATGAATCGTTTGTATTCAATGCCTTAGCTTTTCCGCCCTTTGATCCAGCAGAAACGCGCTTTTGATGCGCGTCGTTAGATGATGTAAAAACGCGTGTCAGTTTAGCATTGCTAACCCGCCCATTTTCGCGCGTGCAAAACTCATCAATGACAATTAAAACCACGTCGTCAAACGTAGATTGGTCAACACGCATTCGGCGCATGATCCACTTGTCGTCGTCTGGCAAGCTGCATCCCGGCGTCATCCACATGAGGCGCAAAAGACGATTATACGCCCCGTCTTCGGCAAGCGTCAGGTGCGACGTTTTGGCTTCAAAGTCGGTCGGAAACATTGGGAAGTAAGGTAAACTCATTGCTTTGACCTTGCGATAGCTTTGCGGTTGACCCAGCCCCAAACCGAACGTGACGGCTTCTTTGGCGCTCTGTGCATACCCTCTGGCGTATGCCCGAACTTCTCGCAGAATTGGTGCCACGCCCATCCGTCGCTATATCCGCGCGCGTTTCCAATATGCACAAGACCCGACATAAATTCTTGCATTTCAAAGTCAGTTGGCGGCGCTATTGGCTCCTTAAACTCTTTAGCTACCTCAGACGCAGAAACAGGTTCGTTCTGGATATCATCCATTGCCCGCCACGCTTGCGCGTTTGTCATACCATCCTTAATGATTTTACCAGCCGATGTGATGCACCAGCCATTTTCTGTTTGAATAATTTTCGGCACGTTCGCCCCTTAATTTCGGGCAGGTCTTGCTTGTGGTACGGTTGTGTTGTACCAATGACCTGCGACTTCGACACTCGCACTTTACCGCAGAAGCGATGAACAGGCAAGCCCTAGCAGATTAACGCTAGGGCTTGTTTGTCAAGGCGCGGGCTGCTCAATGCGAAACACGATCCGCCCTTTTGGGTGCTTGCCCGCCCATTGCGTAGGATAATCAACGCGGAAGTGTTTGTCGTCGCATCCCATCGCATCCGCTATTCCGTCAATGTATGCCTTAATAGACGACGGTACGTTGTGGATGTCCCCCCTGTATGCCTTGGGGTAGTATTCAACGAATATGGTTGCGTTTGGTATTTTCGGCAATTTGGCTTCAAGACCCACACCCCAAGCATAGGCGCGCGCGGTTTTTGTCAGCCGATCCTTTTTGTGGTGCGTTTTGCTGCGGGCGTTGCTTTGCAGGCCCCTGTCAGGCCATGGAAATGACAGTTCAATCATTGATTGTCTCCGTTTTCGTCTCGTCGCGCTTTCTGCGGTGCTTTCCATTTGGTCAAAGGTCCATCCCCTCTTGAGTTGGTGGCGTTGGCGGGGCTACGAATAGGTCGGGCTGGTCATATGCCGCTTGAACGCGCTTGCAGGCAATCTCAAAATAGTCTGGGTCAAGTTCAATGCCAATGCCCTTGCGGCCCAGCTTGGCGCACGCAACTAGGGTTGTGCCGCTGCCCATGAAGGGGTCTAGGATTGTTTCGGCGGTGTCTGGCAAGTGGCCTATGCACCATTCCATTAGGGGGACGGGCTTCTGAGTAGGGTGAACAATATTTTTTGAATCCGCTTGCTTTGATAAGTCTCTAAAGCAGTAAACCCCGTGGCCTGTTGATAAATAGGCTATTTCTGCATCAGACAAAAAAGAACCAAAACCACCATCGTACCTTTTAACCCATACTAGCGCAGACCCTTTGACAAGTTTGTCAGGGTAGTGATTAAAGCCAAATATTATTTGAGTTTTGCCAATAGACAAAAGCCAGCTTGGGTCAAACGGCTTTGCGTCGTTTATAATTTTAGTGTTGTAGCTTCTTGTTTTGCCCGCCCTTCCCGTTCCGTTCTTGCCCCGAGTAACCTTGCCTGTCCAGTTCATCCCATACGGCGGATCTGTCAGGCAGGCGTCCACCTTCCCAAGCGCGGGCATTACGGCCAAGCAATCACCGAGATACAGCGTGCAATCGCCTATAACTTCCTTGCGCGTCCATTTAGCCATTGTGCGGTTCCTTCACTTGATAGGTTTTGCATTTAGTGTTTTTAAGCGGAAATGACTTAAGCCACATCATGCTTGGGCGGCGCTTGCAGTCTGCATAATCAAATTGACGATATTCACAGCCCTCGCTTTCTATTGTAAAATGTATGCAATCTACGCACTTCTGGTTTGTTTGGGTCATGTCTTGTGCTTTGATAAGTTGTTGTGCGGTTGATCTGTCAAGTAATCCTTGACAGTTCGTTGTTGAAATACAGCCTTGGCGAGGGTGAGTTGATTTAACAATTTGCATATGTCAGATTTCGCGGGTGTTTCTGATTTAACTGTCATAGATTGTTATTTGGTGTGGCAAACGGCGCAACCATTGAGGGCAGGGCGGCTATGATGGCGTCGGCGGCGCGGTCAAGCTGTCCTCCGTTGTCACCGTCATGGCAATTGTACCAAAGGATATTTTCAATGCGGTCCCTCATTTTTTCACCTTATACGTTGCAATAAACGCCTTGATCTTCTCGCGCATTTCGTGGCGCAACTGCCGCCCGCCTTCAAGCTGGCCGATCAGGTTCGCATCGCCCACGGCGTTTTTGCCAAACATTGTTTTTGCCATGCCGGTTCGCGTGCGGAATCGCGCAATCTGGTCTAGGACTTTTTGTTCTGCGGGGTTTACCATTCGCATTTGGTCTTCCTTTTGTGCGGTTGTTTTGGGTTGTCCGTGGTTGGTAAAGACGCATCGGTGCTTTGGCATGGTGGAGCAGGTCCAATGGTTCCCTGCGCCGTCAGTAAGCCTGATGTAGGGGCCACCGCCCTTTATATGCGCATCATTTCCCTTGTTTACAAAATACCCAAACCTTCTTGGGTCCGCCTTACTAGATTTCATGTTTTCAATTTTGTCGCCTACGTTCATGTTTACGGTACCCTTGCTGGTTTTATCATGTGCCCACCTTCGGATATTGCCGCTGGATTGTCAACGTGATAATTCTGCATTGTCCGAAAATAACGCTTGCCATGTGAGATTGCCTGTTGTATGGTGGTGACACTAGAGGACGACAGGGCAGAACCTCACACGGCCAATAAAGGGGCCACATACAGGGAGAACACCATGCGCCGCGATACTTAAATGCGGCTAGCAATTATTCGGCACAATCGCCGCCAACAACACCAACGCAATTAACGGAGACGACCATGACAAAAGATTACACAACAATCGCCGAGGCTCTTGAGGCCATTCAATCCCTTGTACCTCTGATGGTGGAAAAAGGGATGGTTACGCCGTCAACTTATGTTCGCTTTTCAGATTCTTACAGGGCTGAGGTTTGGATTTGCAGCAACAGTAGGTCAGGCACTCAACTAGGTAGTTGTGGAACCGAAATAGTTAATGCCAAAACAATCCGCGAAGCCGTAGACAAAGCCCGCGCTGCAATCATGGCCCTCAAAGACCCTGAGATTGAAGCCATCGCCCGCTATCAGCGCAAGATTGCCACCGCCGTAGACGAAGGCCGCGCAGACGGTATCCCCGAAGAATACACCAACCCGGTGTCGGCAGTTATTCACACGATCCACGAGAACCTGTTAGAGGTGACAAAATGACCGACGCAGAATACGGCGCACAACGCCTCCAATGGGCCAACGACGACGAGGGCGCACGCGACGGGCGCAACAACCTGCATTTCCCCGACTTTGACGAACACGCCGAGGCATACGCCGACGACCGCCGCACAAGCCGCGTTTGGACTGACGGTGTGACAGTTATCCCCGCAGAAACAAAGGAAGCAACATGACCGACCTCCCAAAATATCACAGATTCCCGCCATTGACGCCACACAAGCCAACGCCGACAATCCCGCAGATGGAGGACCGGCACGAGCGCCAGATATTCACACACAAGGCCGAGCGCGTGGTCAATCAAGTCTTGGCGTTTGCCTTGACCGTCCTGGCCGTCGTATTTGTTGGCGGGCTGATGTATAAAACTTTTGTGTGGGGGTATTAAAATGACTGATACGAGCATAATTGGCGCACAACTGTACTACGTCGAACGTGACAACCTGCGCTATATCACAGCACACGCACCGACCGACAACGGAGGCGGAACTATTTTGGAAACTTGGGTTCCTGTCGCCGAACGTGACGCGCTACGGGGCGATAACCGCATTCTACGCACTGAAAAACACGCGGATGCTGAAGCGATTGCCACGCGGCGGGACATCAATGCAGAGAATGACCGGCTGACGAGGCGGGGGATGAAAAAATTTACAACAATAAAAGGCGGCAAACCCGCCATTGCCCACGCCGCAGATATGTGCGAGGCTGTAAAATCTGCTGTTTATGACTTTGCAGACAAGGTTCCTCTTGCCACTGCAATTGGAGTTTTGGCAATAGCGCAACGCGAAATCCTAGATGAACAAGAATAAGGAGGCAAAATGATACTTGGATACATACTTATCTGCGGATTCGGTCCACTTGAGCCGGGATCAATCGAGGGCTGCAAGGTCTACACGATACCGTTTTACGACGCGGTGACTTGCGAAAACGAGCGTGCGGGCTTCTTGGCAAACCCTGACCTGCGCGACGGCCACTACATAGACGACTCTGGCTGCATTGTGATTGGTACGGGGGTATGAACACACGCTCAGAAATACTCGCGGAGGCCGAGGCGCTAATCAACGGCGACCGTGAGAAGGACTACGGCACCCCGCAAGAGTCGTTTGGCTGTATTGCAAAGATGTGGACGGCATACCTTGGAAACCCTGTTACCGCATCGGACGTTTGCAACATGATGGTGCTGTTAAAGGTGGCACGTCTACGCACCGGCCCGCACCGCGATAGCAATGTTGACGGCGCTGGATACATGGCCCTTGGGGCGGAGATGAGTGGGGGTTAATGAGACTTGTCATCCTGGAAAGCCCCTACGCGGGCGACGTTGAGGCAAACATCGACTACGCGCGACTGTGCGTTCGTGACAGCCTAATGCGTGGGGAGGCACCGATTGCGTCGCACTTGCTTTACACGCAGCCCGGCATTCTTGACGATACCGACCCCGAAGAAAGGCAATGGGGGATTGAGGCGGGGCTTGCCTGGAAGGGCGTTGCGGATGCAAGCGTCATTTACATGGATAAGGGCATCACGGAGGGGATGAGATACGGCATTATAACGGCGCAATGGGCCGGTGTCCCTGTCGAATACCGCCGCATCGAAAACCCTTAACAATCAACCCACTGCGTGATACGCATAGCCAACGCAAGCCGATTGCCTTTCTTTTTGTAAATGCAACCGCATTGTCTTGCACTAAATTGGAAGGTTAACCATGCCAAATCCACCAATGTCAGACCAATTAGCAATAGAAGCAATAGAGGCGCTGGACCGCCACGATGGCAGGGCTTTTCTGGCCGCAAAGGCATTAGGCGTAAACGTTGAAACATTCCGCAGCCGCATTAAGAAAGCCAAGGAACGCGGGCTGCACCTATCGGACGGCGCGCAACGGGCGATGAACGACGCGGGCCTGACTGGATCGGAAGCCAAGGGCGGATGGATACACAACTATAACGAGGCGGGCAACAAGGTCGGCACAACGCGCTGGTCCGCGCCGGTTGATGAGGCCGAAACCAACAAATTTCTGGACACGATACGCGGCGCGATTGACGACCTGCAAACAATAGACGCACCGGAATACGAAATACGGGAACGACCTGATGGCGAATGCTTGCTGGTCATTGATCTGTCTGACATTCACGTAGGCAAGCTGTGCGTCGAAACAGAGACGGGCTACACCTACAGCCGCGAGATTGCCGTGCAGCGCATGGTTGAAGGCACGCGCGAGTTAATCCGCAAGGCGTCGGGCATGGGGGTGGGGCGCATCTTGTTTGTTCTGGGCAATGACATCCTGCACGTTGACGGGCCTCGCTCAACGACGACAAGCGGCACGTATCAGGACGGCCACGGCACCATTCACCAGATGTACCGGGACGCAATGGCGGGATATGTGAAGTGCATTGAATTGGCACGCCTCACAGCGCCAGTGGACTTGATATTCGTGCCGTCAAATCACGACTGGCTTATGGGCTGGTGTTTGGCCCGCGAGGTTGGCGCATGGTTTCGCAACGCGCCTGACGTCACCGCGACTGATTACAATCTGTCAGAAAATCACCGCAAGTATTATCGCTTTCAAGACAACCTGATCGGCATAACGCACGGCGACGGGGCAAAGGAATCCGACCTCTACCCGCTAATGATGACGGAGGCGCGGGCGCACATTTCAGAATGCCCGCATAAATATATCTACGTCCACCACCTACACCACAAAATCCGCAAGCAAGCGGGCGTGTTGTCTCACAAGCGCGAAAAAGACCATATCGGAATGACAATGATGCACAACGCCGTGCGCTCAATGGAGGGGGATAATGTGCAAATTGAGTATGTCCGCTCACCAACCCCGCCAGACGGATGGCACCATCGCAACGGATATATCAACCGGCAAGCTGTTGAGTGTTTCGTACACCACCCATACGACGGGCAGGACGGGCGCTTCACGGTTTGGTTTTAGACGGCTTAACAAAGGAAATAACATGACACCAGTAACGGCTACGGCGACGGCTTCGGTGGCAAGCCCAAAGTGCCTTACTTCGATGTCAGCCATTTGAACATGGATGGCGGCAATAGCGGATAATTGTAGGTTATAGAAACACACCAACAGGAGTTACTGACAATGGCATACGGAATTGCAAACCACAACGGCGAGGAGGTGGAGGTGGCGTTCAGCGCCACCGGCGTTGCCACCGACTAT